AGGATGATTACAAGCGTATAGCCAAGAAAAACGTTGTCTATTCTGCCAAGAAAAACGTTGTCTATTCTGCCAAGAAAAACGTTGTCTATTCTGCCAAGAAAAACGAATCCATCTAAAGACTATAGTAATTATATAAAGAATGGGTGATACTATCATCGGAGTTCAATTTGGAATCGCCAACCCTGCTGATATCACATCACGCAGCGTTGTTGAAGTAAAAACTGACAAGACATACCAAAGCGGCCTACCAATTCCCAATGGTGTATTTGATACCCGATTTGGAGTAACAGACCACGGGAAGGTTTGCCCAACATGCAAGCAGACAAACTTGCTTTGTCCTGGACATTTTGGCCATATTCGTTTGGCTCGTCCTGTATATCTGTATCAATTCATTGAAGTTGTTCAGAAACTTTTAGTAGTCGTATGCTTGGCATGCTCTAACCCATATCTACCCGACGAAGAACTCGAACGTATCTCTATGCTTGCCAAAGGCGTTGAGCGATTCGATTTGATTCGCGAGGAAACCAAGCACTACAAGACTCATTCCCTAAAGGAGTCACGAGCATGTGCTCATTGTGGGGCTCGAACTATTGCTAAAATATCTAAAATCGAAAACTCAGTAGCGTCTTTACAAGCACATACATATGACGAAGAAGCAGAACCATTTCCTCTTCAACCAGAAATTGTTCTTCGTTGCTTCCAACGTATCACCGATAAACATGTAACCATGATTGGATTTAATCCCAAATTCTCCCGTCCCGATTGGATGGTTTGCACTGTCCTTGCTGTTCCTCCCCTAACAGTTCGCCCTTCAGTCGTCATGGATGATAATCAACGCATGGAAGATGACCTAACCCATAAACTTATTGATATTGTTCGCCAAAACAATAAGCTTCGCGAGAAAATTGATAAAGGTGAAAATGGTGACATGATTGATAAACTTACCGAACTTCTACAATTTGAAGTTGCTACCTACGTGGACAACGACATCAAAGGCCTATCGCAAAGCGCAGACAGGTCAGGACGCCCTCGCAAGACCCTAAAATCCCGTTTGGGCGCAAAGACTGGACGTGTGCGTGGCAATCTGATGGGTAAGCGCGTAGACTTCTCTGCTCGTTCGGTAATTACTCCTGACCCCAATATTGACGTTGACGAACTTGGTGTGCCCGAAGAGATTGCATCCAATCTTACATTCCCTGAAATTGTTACTTCTTATAACCGTGATAGGCTGATGGCAGCCATTAAAAATGGTCCTGATAAGTATCCTGGTGCCAAGAACGTGTTCAAAAAGGACGAAGGCAAAGCATTCAGACTTGGATTTGTTAACCGTGATATTGATATCGAAGAAGGCGATATTGTTCATCGTCATCTTGTCGATGGGGATGTTGTGCTATTCAATCGCCAACCATCCCTTCACAAGGCTTCTATGATGTGTCACAGAGTTCGTGTTCTACCATACTCAACCTTTCGCCTCAACGTATCAGCAACTAAGCCATACAATGCCGATTTCGATGGTGATGAAATGAACATGCACGTTCCTCAAAGCATTGCAGCGGCAACTGAACTAAGAGTCATTGCCACATTGCTTCGGCAAATTGTATCACCTCGTACTTGCCAACCCATTATCTCAGTATTTCAAGATACTCTCACTGGTGCTTACCGAATCTCTCAAAATGATGTTACAATTCCAGAACATATTGCTATGAACATCTTGGCTCGAACCAAGCGTTCGATTTCTGGATTTAAGCGTATGGACTTGCCTATGTCTGGCGTTGATGTTGTATCGCATTCTCTTCCTTTGATGAACTCTAATGGCAGTGTTCAAATCGAGAATGGCAAAATTGTAAAGGGTGTTCTGAATGACCGTTCTCTCAAAGGAGCATCCAAAGGCATTGTTCATACAATCTATAATGAGTTTGGACCTGAACGTTGCGGCGATTTCATCAACTCGCTTCAGAACATTGTGACCAAATATAATATGCTTGCTGGGTTCTCTACGGGTCCTTCAGACTTGATTACCACCATAGCCGTATATGAGGCAATTAATGCAGCATTGGTGGACGGCAAACGCAAGATAGGAGATGTTCTATCAAGCGTTCATGCTGGTCGCTTCCTGAATTTGAGTGGTCGTGCAGATGGTGAAGAACTTGAGAACAACATCAAAGCAGCAATTGGCGAGATGAACAGCAAAGTAAATACAGTTATTGTAGACAATCTTCCACCCACAAATCGCATGATTATCATGTCAGATAAGGGTGCTGGTTCTAAAGGAGCAGCTGACCCAAATCTAATGCAAATGATTGCCACACTTGGTCAACAGAACGTTGATGGTAAACGTATCAAGTATACTATGGATAGCCGCACACTTCCCCATTTTCCTAAATACGATGATGGCCTAGAATCTCGTGGGTTTGTTGAGAACTCATTCATTTCTGGTATTCGTCCTGCTGAGTTCTTCTTTCACGCCATGGGTGGCCGCGAGGGTTTGATTGATACTGCAGTGAAGACTTCAGACACTGGCTATATTCAGCGCCGACTTGTGAAGCTGATGGAAGATATCCATGTAGAACAGGATAGCACTGTGCGTGACATCAATGGCTCTATTGTTCAGTTCCTTTATGGCGAGGATGGCATTGATGCAACTGGGATTGAAAAGCAAGAGTGTGAGCTGGGCTTACTGACTATGGAACAAGTCTATTCTATGTTTGCCGCCACAAAGGAAGACTTTAAGGCTGTTTCTCCTGACACGTCTGATTCTGTAGATGATATGGTTGACCAAATTTTAAATGACCGCGAAATGTTTGTCAAGCGTGTCTTAAAGTTTATAAAGAAATCAGAAGTTCGGGCACCTGTGCATCTTCAGCGCCTTGTAGATAAGTACCGCAACCCCTACCTTGTAAAGACCGACTTGACGCCTAACTATGTGGTCGATGAACTTGATAGGCTATGTAAGACACCATATATGGCAGATAACTATCTGTTCCATTGCTTGCTTCGATACAATCTTGCTCCTAAGAAGTCGATTATTGTGAATAGGTTTACGGTTGCGTTGTTTGACGAACTAATTCGCGATATCAAATTCAAATACAAGAAGGCGCTTGTACATCCAGGTGAAATGGTTGGTCCTCTTGCTGCTCAATCTATTGGTGAGCCTACGACTCAGCTCACACTGAACACTTTCCACCAAGCAGGAACAGCAAAAGCCAATGCAACGCAAGGTGTTCCTCGTATCCAAGAACTTCTCAGCGTTTCTCAGAATCCCAAAAATCCTTCAAATATCATCTATCTAATGCCAAACATGTCTGACCATCAAGGTGCTATCTCGAGTATGAAGGAGATTCAGAAAACAACCCTTCGTGACATTACTAAGTCTGTTCGTATCTATTATGACCCCAATCCTATGTCTTCAAACACTCTTGTTCAAGAAGACCGCGAGATTCTGTTATCATATGAGAAGTTTAGCTTGAGTCACGGACAGAATTGTGCATCTCCGTGGATTATTCGTCTAGAACTTGACCCAACTCAGATGCTTCTGCGAAACATTCTGGATATGACGAAAATCCGAATGAAGATTGAAAGCAACAAGGTTCTCCGAGTATTTGACTGTATCCACCCTGATACCAATACAAGTGACAAACTTGTTATGCGTATTACGTTTGGAACTGATGTCGTAAAGAATGCCTTGTCTCTTCGCTTCATCGAAGACAAGTTACTTGATACGACACTAACTGGCATTGACGGAATTGGGCGTGTATTCCCTCGCGAAAAGAAAGATGAGATTGTATTCGATGAACGTGTTGCTGGATATGTTCAGAATAATCAATGGGTTCTTGACTCAGAAGGAACTAACTTGCTTGACCTGTTTGTATTCCCTAACGTTGACCCAACGCGGAGTTTCTCAAATGATATCCACGAGATTCTGGACGTGTTCGGAATTGAAGCAGCACGCATGGCTCTTTATGAAGAAATGATGGATGTATTTGGAGCAGACTCTGTAAATTATCGGCACCCTTGTTTGTTGGTCGATGCTATGACTTACCACGGTTACCTAATTGCAATAGACCGCTTCGGTATGAACAAGTTAGAGAATGGTGTTCTTGCGAAGTCATCATTTGAAATGACTTCTAAGGTTCTATTTGATGCAGCAGTGTCTGGTGAGTTTGACTCTATGAGGGGTGTCTCAGCAAACATTATGTTTGGTCAGAAACCTCCTTGTGGCACTGGATTTGTTGATATTCTTATTGACGAATCTCGCATGCCCGAAGGACACGAAGAACATGATTTGTTCGATTCTGAATTGGCCCATGCAAATGCATTGGTAGACCAACAAACTAAGAAAGATGACAAAGATGGACAGTGTAGAATGGATGATATCTTGATGAGTTGGTAACTAAGTTAAGTCAATGTTGAGACTTGTTATTATTATACCAAGTATAAACTCGAGCCCTTGTCCTCCATAATCACGCCACCAAGGTGGATGCTCGTATCTCATTATATGGTATAAAATAACTAGAAGTAAGAAAGTAGATAATATCTTAATATAAATATCCTTCGAACTCATACTTCTATCTGCAATACTTGCAACTACTATTAACGCAAATCCAACATGGGAAGATAATTCTCCTAGAAATTGTCTGCCTCTGCCTCTGCTTAACCACATTCCCAAACCTATTAAAGCCCATCCATATGCATAATATGAATTAATATCCATAACTGGTTTATATGTTATTTGGTTAGATATTTCAAATGGACACTCAGTATGATTCAGTAGTATCAAGTGTAATCTCTGCTTTCCAGAAACGAGCAGAGATTGGACAAATTAAGTATGGAAAAACATTAGACCGGAATGACCTAACGTTTTTACAATGGATTCAGCATGCTCAAGAAGAGCTTATGGATGGGATTTTGTATTTAGAAAAAATCAAACAAATTAGTTGCTGTATGCCAGACCGCCCATGCCAGACATCACACGAAGAACATTGTAGTTGATTGCATATACGCGCACGTTCCAATCGCCTAAGTCATTTGCTGATGGGGCGAATGAAGCACCACCTGCCATATTCATCACAATTGTGGCCGTATCAATGCGTGAGAAGTTACATGTGCCACTGGGCTGGTGCTCTTCAGGTCTTAAAGCAAATGAATACGTATAAACACCTCTCGAAGTATTTGGGGGGAGAAATCCAGTATGGTGCTGGAAAGACTGCACCTTATTAAAATAATCTCCATAACGACGGTCCATTCTATCCTGTCCATTAATCTGCAGACACTGTTCGAATACAGGGTCGACATCATACGTATAAGGATGCAGACGAGTTTCGTTATTTGCGGCCGCAATGCGACAGTCGGTATAATAAGCCGGCTGAACAACCCAAATGAGTTCCTTTACGGGGTGATTAAAGGTGAGGTCAATACGGTTGTTGGCTCCCCGAATACCTTTATCTTCGTTAAACTGAGTCTGCTCAATCAGATACTCGTGCGATGCTTGTGCCATACGACGACGCTCTTCAGTGTCTAGGTAAATGTAATCGATGTAGAGAGCAGCCTGAATCGCCTGAGGAAGTTGCTGAATAGGCGGAGCACCACCTACAGTAGTGCTTGTAAAGTTACCAGCGATAGTCTGAGGGTCGCTCCACAGAACATTAATCTTTACCTCATGATACTGAAGAGCAATAAGAGGAAGAGCAGCTCCTGGGTTGCGAGTAAAGAAGAACGGTAGAGGAATATATATAACGTTCACCTTAAATTGACGACCATCTGCGCCACATCCTGGGCTATTAGTTAGTAGTGCAGGGTCACCGCCTGAACCCGCATTTAACATGCTTGAGAGCTTAGAATAATCAGTAGAACTCATAGTGAGCTGAGACCAAATTACCATAAATTCAGAATACATGCGATCGATAATCTGACCCCCGATATCTAACTCAACATGGTGGATTAAGTTGTATCCTAGAAACCCACTAGAATTATTCCAGTAGTAGTCAACAGGGCTTGAACCAGAAGTCTGTCTAGGAAGAACAACCTCAACATATGTTGAGTAAAGCAGGTCGGCATGGCGACCTACAATGGCAGTCTGCTTGGTACCCCATTGAATCTGACCACTAAAGTTGATGCGGAAAGGTTCCATAGCGAAGTTGGTATGGCGTTTGAAAAGTCCCTTCCAGAATGTAATCTGCGGATTACCAGAAATGTATGCATCCTGAGCACCATAGGCAACCAGTTGAAGTAAACCACCACCCATTTGTCTTTATATGTT